AGCATGCCGCCCGCGCCCTTCTTCTCAAAGGTGTCGGTGAAGGTCCCGCCCATACCCTCCGCGTCCTCGCGCAGGTCTTGGAACTTGCCCTCTAGCTGGCTCGTGTCGCCGACGAATTCATAGACGATCTTGCGGGTTGCCATGTCGATCCCTATTGCAGCCAGAAGTCAAGCGCACGATCATCAACGCCGCTCCGCTTCCACGCGGAGCGAAGCGAACTGGGCGAGGTGGCCTGTGCCTTCGGCGGCGGGTGGGCAAGCAGCCACATCTGCGCGAGGTCTCCCAGTGTAGCGGGCGAGCCGGAGATCATGCGAAGATCGGAAGGCTTGACCACCGAGGCCGGGCGGGCTGGCTGATCCGTCGCTCGCTGGATCTGCCAATACGCGCGCAAGTCGATCTGGGTCTCGCGATCGAATCGGTGCAGAGCGTGCGGATCTCCAAACATTGTTAGCCCAAGATCTAGGTCGCGGAAGTCTCCGAACCCGTCCGGGCTGCAGTAAAACCCACGCGCTCATCGACCTCCGGCTGCGGTGTCGGGATCGCGATCATCAGCTTGGAGATCACCACGTTGATGATCGGGGTGATGTCGGCGTGCGTGTAGCCTGCCTCGTACAGTTCGGAGAGTACTTCGCCGCCATACTCCAGCAGGCCATCTGTGCCCCTGTCGAAGTCGCGCCGCTTCGTCTCCACCTCTAGCGTAGCGTGTCGCCAGCAGATCCCGATCGCAGCGCCGATCGCCTCTTCGATCAACTCGGCCTTGACCTCATCGATCGCGCCGCCCTCGCTGCGGACGACCTGCCAGATCCCGGACTGCATCAGCGGAGAAAGCAGCCGCCCGATCACCGATGCGCGCGGCACCCGGAAATCATGGCGGCCCTTGTCTGGGACCTCTGCATGAAAGTAGATCGGACTATCAGGAATTGTCCGGGCTGGATTCAGGGTCTGCACTTGCCTTACCTTTCTTCTTGCGGGCCTTTGCCATCTCGACCGCTAGATCCTCTTGGAGCTTCGCGATCTCCGCTGACCTGCGGCGGCGGGCGGCCTCGATCTGATCCTGAAGCCGCTCGATCTTAGACGCCGACATCAGAGAATCACTGACGGCTTGGAGGCCCACGACGTGCCAGAGATGGAGACGGAATTGGGATCACCCTCCGAGAGACTGAGGTTGACGGTGCAGTACGGGAGGACGAGTTTGCTCACGTCCGTGGCGTCGCCCTGGTTCGTGATCACCCAGCGAAGGTCGATGGCGAAGACCTCAGAGTCGTCGTCGGCGATCGAGGTCGATAGGGTGCTAACCCAGTTGGATCCCGCATAGCCCTGGTTATTGATGATGTCGATCAGCGCGGGAGCGGACGCGTCCGTTAGATCGCGCATGAAACAACTGAACGAAAAGGACATAGCCTGCGCGTCCCCATAGCGCAGCGACGGCGGACTCGTGAACCCGCCCCGGTCGAGGTAGGACGAAACCGCCGGCTGTGGAATAGTCAGGCTGAAATCGCCAGCCTCGAAAGCCACGGTGTAGGAGTCGGCTCCTGAGTTGACGGCAGCGGACGCGCTGAACGCCCCGCCGCCTGCGGTGCACTGGGAGCCCAGGGTTAGAACCCCGTCGAGCTTGGTATGGATGATCGTGGATTCCGACATGGCCGAAGCCTCCTGTTAGCGGGCGCGAGCCCGTGGGTTTATTCTCCGCCTCCCGCGCTCGCGCTCAGCGATGCGCTGGATACTAAACGCAGACCGTAGCGAGGTAAAGAGCGAACCGCCCGGAAGCCCCGCGACCCCGGCGGACTGCATGATCTGCCGCTGCATGGCAGCGCGGGCGAGGTCGCCCAGCATCGTGCCTGCCTGCTCTCGAAATAGCTGTTGCTGCCTGCTCGCGTTCTCTACGATCTCGGCGATGTCGTCGCGCCGCTGCAGCCATGCAGACCTAGCGGTGTCTTCCACAGCCTGGGCCGCCTCGCCCTGCACCGTGTAGGTCCCGCCGTTGATGAAGCTCACATACTCCACCGGGTTCTGAATCACCAACACCACGCCATCCACAAAGACGCGCCACGCTCGCAGGCTGCGCCCAGTGTCAACCGGCCACTCGCTGAAGACGGCCGCCTCTACCTCATCGCCCACGTCGCGCAGGACCATCCCGATCTCTGCGATGGTGTCGGCTGTCAACCCCGACTCGCTGAAGCCCAGCCGCTGCGCCGCGTCAATGCTGAAGTCGACGCCGCTCACGTGAGCCACCCTTCGATCTCTTTGGCCATCTCATGGGCCACTTTGTCCCAGTCTTTCTTTAGGAACTTCTCCACCTTCTTGAGTCCTGCACCCTCGGCCTCGCCCATCTTGCGGGCGTAGCTTGCGTAGGGAACTTGGCTGGTGACTACTGCGCGGGTCGCCTTGATCCGCCAGTTCCAACCCGCAGCGAACCTGCCAGTCTTGACCGGCAGCGGGCCTGCCGTCTGCTCGCTCGGGCCGCGCAGGGTCGGGCGCTTTCTGCGCCGCTTAACCACAGAGCCGAAGTCGCTAGGCCGCACCCACAGATCGTAGCGTCCCTCGCTCTCCGCGAGGATGTCTGTCAACTTCTTGGCCCGCTCTGTGGTGATCTCCAGATCCCGGATCATCTCTCCGAGGTCGGCGCTTACCGCTTGCAACTCGCCCGGCATCACGAGCCCGCCAGATCAAAGGCCGAGTGCAGGCCAAGGTCAATGTCCCAGACCAGCCACTCACGCGAGGCGCTGAGCCGCTCGCGGTCAGCCCACGAGATGATCTCCAGGCTGGCGCGCGCGGCGTTGCTGCTGTTGCGGATCGCTCGCTCCAGGGAATCGAGCGCGTCAAGCGCAGCGTCTCGCGAGGTCTGGCGGTCTTTCGGGTTGAGCCGGTGAGCGTAGCGCACGCCGACCTGATAGCGCTTGGTGAGCGTGCCGCCGCGCTGAGACCGGCTGCCGCTGTCCTTGGTGCCCAGCGAAGTGATCGACCAGTACTGGTGAGCCCTGCCCTGCGGGCCTGCCTCGAGATCGATAAATGCCGACTCGTTAACGCCCGCCGCCGCACCAAGCAGCGTGCTGATGTTGGCGCGAACTGCGCTACGGTCGAGGGCCCCGATCGACATCAGTAGAGCCCGCTGCCTGGGCCGCCGAAGAACACCGCGGTCGGGCCCGCTGTGCCCTGCTCAACGTCCTCGACTAAGCCATCCGCGTCCATGTCATAGGTGAGGCTCAGCCGCGACCACTCCTGCTCATATCGATCTAGGTGGTGCTCTGCCATCTCAGCCCACCGCCCATCGCCCACGCTCGACGCGGCGTCATTGAACAGCAGGTAGGCTGTAAGGTGCCGGTGGCAATCGAACAGCGCGAAGTCCGACAAGACGAGATAGGGCCGCCGACCCACCGCGAGCAGGCGACGTTGGATCATGTCCCACGCTTGATCGAGAAAGCCCGCGAGCGTCTGCCCGCTGGCCAGCAGGCTGCTTGCATCTTGGTGTAGCGCGCTCACGTCTGCGGGTGTCACGACTGGGTGAAGCTCTCGCCGCACCAGGGCCGCCGCCCGCTGGAAGGTGTGCGCCTCCCCGGCGATGGTCAGATCCCAGACGATCAGCCAGTTATCGCTCAGGCCCAAGGTGGTTGGGATGGTGGCCGCGCTCAGGCTATAGACCGCAATGTCAGCCGTGATCGTCACCGCCGCAGCGTCCACCAGCACCGTGGCTCCCTGGTAGATCGTGACCGTGCCTGAGCTTGGAGCGGTGAGCGTGCTGCCGCTGTAGACCGGGCACTCTAGCGTCTGAGTCTTTGCCCTGACGATCAGATCGGGCAGCCCGTGCCGGTGAGCGTAGCGCGTTTCCTGGGGCATCAGATCAAGTCTCCCTGCGGAAACCAGCCCGCCGCCGCCATCTCCTGATCGGTGTGCAGGCTGGCTCGCTCTGTGTCTGTCAACAGCGAGGCGACCTCAACGTCTGCGCCAGCGACCCACGACCAGACAGAGCCTCCAACGCGAAGCGCGCCGCGAGCGTCGTCAGGATGTACAGCAGCAGCAGCCAGCGCGCGCGCTGTGGCTGTCGCTGGGTGCGGGTAGCCCGTGGCAGCGTCAACCGCCGCCGCTCGCTCTGCGGCTGCCTGTGCGCTCGCGAGGACAAGCCAGGACATCAGTGGCTCATCCTGACGCCGTAACGCCCCGCCATGTAGTCTTCAAGCGCGCTCACCTCGTTCTGCGGAAGGACGCCATCGAAGATCATAACCTCAGACACCGCCCCGTCCCATTTTGAGACGTTGGTGTTGCCCTTGCCTAGCTCCAAGGCGCGCGCGCTGGAGTGTAGGCCCAGGGTTCCCGATGTGGTAGACCCTGCCCCGCCATTGACCCGCATCGTCAGGTCTCCGGCGTCACATACGCCGACCATGATCGCCGCCGCACCTTGAGCTTGCGAGTCGTCGCCGTACGCCTGGACGTGACCATCCGTGAGATTCCAACAACCGAAGCCCAGACCGGGCCCGGCCTCGCTTGTCACCCCAAGGTTAAACCGTGACACCCCTCCGGCGAGCGCGCCCAGAACTCCGCGCCCGTAGTACAGTTGCGTGTGTCCACCCCAAGTCCAATCGCGCACCACAATCACCACCGTCCAATCGTCGGCGGCGCTGACCATGTCGTAGAAGCTAGCCCCGTCCATTGCGTCGTTGCTCCCGTCGAAAGTCAGTTCAGGACGACCACCCAGCCCGGCGCTCGCGAAGGTGGGCTGCTCGATGGCTGTAGCCTGCGAGAAGTCACGACCGCGACCGCTCATGTCGCGCCATCTGGAAGCGGTCGATCCGTTGCGATCAACCCCGGCATCAGCCCGGCACCAGACCAAGCAGCGCGCGCTAAAGTGTCGCGGATCGAACCCTTGCGCCGGGTGCGCTGTGGCTACTTGCGCCTTGGGCACGGGCTGCTCTTGGGTCGGATGCTTGCGGAAGACCGCGCCCACGACTACCTACCGTCTGAGCAATAAAGCGTTACCTGCACATCGGTATCGGACTCGCTCGCGGGCTCGACCGTGACATACGGCTGCTCGAAAAATGGCACCGGGGATGCCAGCAGATCGCTCAGCGTTTCCGCGTCCGATGAGAACGAGAAGTCGACCGAATACAACTCTTCACCACCGCCCGCCACCGTCAGCGTGCTGTCTTTGTAAACCCGAACCGTTACCGTGTCGCCCGTGTCGCCGTCGTTATCGGAGAGCGTGCAGCGGCAGCCCAGTAGCAGGCCCTTGCCTAGAACGTCGGCGGTGTCTTCTGTGACCGCCTGCGCGCTGCTCTCGCTGACTGCCTGATTGGCCCAGGTAAGCGCGGTGCAATCGTAGATCTTGGCCATCGTCTAACCCTCCCGGGGTGGGCTAGTCGAACGCTACGGTAAGCGTCTTGCTGGTTGTGCCGTCGCTGTACACCACAGTTGCTTTGAAGTTATCGCCGGCCTCATCGAGCCAGAAGACGATCTCGCCAGCGTTGGAGCCAACCGCGAAACCGTCCGTGGTGGCGGCGTCGAGCGCCTTGATATAGACCGCGCCGTCGTCTCGGACCTGCACGCCTTGATTGATATGCTTGCTGCCTTTAGCCATTGTACCCGCTCCAGTGAGCGACCCTTTCGGGCCGGGTTGTGGTTATCTGTTCTGCCTGTGGCCTCGCGGCCTCTCTGATTTCTCGCCGTGATAGATTTCCCGGATCGCTTTGCGGGCCTTCTCTTTGGCCCAGGCAGGATCCGCCCCGTGCTTCACCGCTCGGCGCGTGAGCTTGTCCACTGCATCGCGGCCCTTGGGATGCTCTCCACTCACGGGCTCGCCTCTTCCTGCACGCGCTTGGCCTTGACCTTGCGGCGTGTGCTGCGCTTGACCTTGCCGTCAAGGTGCGCGGGCCGCGCTGCGATCATCGCGTCGAGTCGCTCACGCTCGCGCACCAGCCGGGAGCCGATAACCTGATTATGAGGCAGGGCAGCCGCTCGACCCTCCAGCCGATCTACCGCGCTGCGCTGCTTGTCCATCTCCAGTTCGTAGACCTGCCGCGTGATCGGATCACAGATCCCAGCGGTGACGAGATGCCGCCGGAAGTCCCGCCAGCCCTCGTCGTCGTGATCCCAGAAGACCCGAGAACCCACAACCGAAGCCTCATCAAAGACGCTGGTATAAACGCGCCCTCGGCCCTGCTTCGGGACCTCCTGCACGTACCACTTGAAGTCGCCCAGCCGGGGATCGTTTGGTCGCACGACGCGCCAGCCGTTGCGGTTGAGTTGAGCCACGGCGAGATCAGTGCCGCCGCCATCGGTCACGCCGTTGCAGCCAGGGTCGAGGCTCATCTTGCTTGGCAGCGGCAGCCACTCGCCCGCCTCGAAGGCCCAGCAGTGAGGATGCACGATGTACCAGAAGCGCGGCCTTGAGCGCACAGAGCGCGGCAGCTTCTCCGATTCAAGGGTGCTCGACTCTGTGACCCGCTGGCCAATGATCGCTGACATGGATTACCCGTCCTTCTGTGGTGGTTCGCGGGCAGCCGGACGAAGGACGATCCGACTACCCGCTCACCGGTTGTTAGGCGTCCGTGGTTATGTTGACCCCGCGGGCCGTCTCCAATAATCCGCAGCCGATAAAGGCGTGATGGATCACCTGACTGATACCCGGGTCGCCCGAGCGGACGAACTCAGCCCAGACCGGACCAAGGCCGCCCGCAGCAATCGCGCCCGGCATCGAGCCGCGAGCGGAGGCTTCAACGTAGCCGATGCACCCCTCGCCCCACATGGCTCCTACACGATTTCCGCCACTGGTAGAAACTGAATCGCTCTGCCAGATGTCACACCCCAAGAAGGATCCCTGGTAGCCGGATCCCTTCAGGGCAAGTTGGGCGGCGGTGGCAGGAAGGAAGGAAATGGCGCCGCCCTCGCTGCGGAGGCTGGCCTGCAAGTCTGTTACCTGCACGGGTGCCAGGACCGCTGTGAACGGTCCCACAGCGAGCGAACTCTGAAGCTGCGCGGTGGCGCTGAACCAGTCGTCAACGGTCATATCGGCGCCGGACGTGCCGACGTTCGCGGTGATGGTGTCAGCCGTTGCCATGACCAGATCGGTGAAGCGCAGGGCGTAAGCCTGAGCGCCCTTGGCGGCGAGTGCCTGCAGGTCAAGCATGCCGGGCGCACCAGTCACGCTGTGCAGATCAGACATGCCAAATGCAATGATGTTGTGCGCCACAGAGATCGAGACGGCCCCGACCGTTACGGCAGTGTTGTCGGATCCGGTGACCTCGTCCGCATTGGCGGCGGCCATCGCGAGATCGTAGTCCACGGTTCCCACCGTGAGCGTGCTGGATCCAGATCCGCCGATGTCTCCCAGGTTGGTCACGGTGCTTCGCAGATCCGTTGGATCCATGATTAGCTCGTGGAGCAATCGGCCGTAGACCTCCTGCTGTCTGGTTGAGGCACCGGATCCGGTTAGCGTTATTTCGTTCGCCATTGTGGGCAGTCCTTTATCTTGGGCGCTCTGCGCCGCAGGGTTTGTAGTCGGCCCTTTGCGCCCGTGGACTGCCCGGCGGCGGCGTGGCCCGTGTGCCTGCGTCCCTTATCGCCCGTTGATGGTCGGCGGCACCGTGGACACTGGCCCGTCAATGCTAGGCACGTCGCGGCGAGGCTGTCAACCTAGAAGCTGCCGTCCTTGAGAGACGCCAGGATCTGATCCTTATTCGCGGCCCAGTCTGTGGAACTCATGTTCGAGTACATGCCCGGCGTATAGGTCTGCGGTGCTGGTGGTGGCGGCTGGGCCCCGTTGTTCGCTTGCGGCTGTGCCGGGCGGGCTGGCTCCACGGTCACCGCTGGCGCGGCCTCTGCTGTGGGCTGCGGTGCCAAGTCTGCGATCATGCCCTCGCGGTTGGCCTCCCACCAATCGCCCCAGGGCTTGGCCTTGTCGCCCTCGGCCTTGACGTGCTGCTGATGCTGGAACAGTGCGAAGTCTCGCACGCTGCCCTTGGTGACGCCGGCCTCAAGCATGCTGATATGCGCGGTACTGGTGGCGGTGCCGCTGGCGAGATCGGCGCGTGCCGTCTCAAGCTCAGAGCGCAGATCCCCGATGCCCTCGACCTGGGCGCTGAACTGATCCCGCTCCTTGGTCAGGGTCTTGATCTGGGCCTGCACCTCAGAGAGTTGCTCGGTCAAGGTCTTGCGCTGAGCCTCTGCGGCCTTGCGCTTGTCGACCTCGGCCTTGAAGCGTTCTTCGGGGATCATGCTGTCGCTCACTGCTCACCTCCTGTTGCGGGCCTGAAGCTCGCGCCCACGCTGCCCATAATACGATCGGCCGCATCGCGCGGCAGGTTGAAGAACTCGCTTAGCATGGACAGGCCAGCATCGCGCGGCAGGGCACCAACCGCAACCGACTCGACGATCCCCTTAGCTGCCGCAACCTGGGCACCGTTGAGCGCGGTGTCTGCGAGCTTCTCTCCACCATCGGCAGCGATGCCGGGCGCCCCGACTGGCAT